AATACGTTAATTTAGCAACTACTTTAGAACGATAGACCATTAACCTTTCCTCATATGGCCGAATACTTCGTCTATCATATGTTTCTTGCAATCTTCACAGTATGTAGTTTTGTGAATTAAGTTCGGTGTAGGAACTTTATCTTTCCACAACTTCCTACACCGGGGACAGCTATTCCAAGTTTCGTCGTCGTGTTTAGGCGAAGTAATGTCAGGAGGTAAGTTTTGCATATACGGACTCCAACTTTTCTTCCTGTGATTGAGTTAATTGCCACTTATTAGCAACACGTATTACCATGTCGTAAATAAATATCGTTTCCCAATCGTTCAAATCATCTGAAGCTTCCTCTAATATGGCTTTAAGCCACATATCAAGGACTTCAAAAGGTTGCGGTTTCCAAATTGGAGCCATATATACCTACAGTATTGGTTTTGGTGGATAAAGGAATAGTGAAGGCTCTGGGGCTCCCGCTACATTCAACGCGGGATGTGCATTTGGAGATTCACTATCAGTAATAATATCGTAAATGAACGCTTCACAATTAAGTTCAGGAACTAGTAACTGAATCGCATCTACAGCATGGCCGTTAAACTGGTTTTGAGCACCAGTTTTACGAAGATGACCCCATGATGGAGAATGATTTTCATGAAGCACTTTGCAACATGCTTCTGTGAATAGTCCACAACCTGACTTAGTTGCTAAATTGAATTTACCAGTAGCATACATTTGATTAATCATATCAAGTGGACTGCCACTTGGTTGTGGGGGATTCGGCGGTTGTGGAGGTGGACATTCTTTTTCATCTGCGAGAATGAAATCATCTGCAGAGAATGCCGCAGTCATACTAGGTGTCCACGGATAATCCAACACTCCATCGTTGAAGTAAAGGATGCCCCGTTGAACTAATGTTACTTTCTTTGGTGCAGAGATAGTTAATCTTGCACCGTTACCATTTGGAAGCCCAGTCGGGAGGTCAAAACTCTGACCGGGCCTTCCAGTAGGATGTGTATCAGGAACTGCTACTCTCACAACACCATCTGCATCATGTCGAAGGTCACAATGTGCATCTAATGGTGTTGGAAAGATAATGAGTTTATAACTCATGTTTTTCTCCTTTTTTCTAATGCTTCTTGTCGTGATTTACATTTCATTATTTTAGGATTAATATCAATTAGTTTGGCTAATGCTAAATTTTCAGATACTAATCCTATACTACAATTAAACTGCTTCGCAGTATCAGTTAATGTCCAATTTTTAAATTTCAAAGTCATGGCAGTATGATAAAGAGACATGATTAGCACCTTACCGTGCCATGTCTTTTCAGTTAAATATTTTTCGGGGAATGTCATTCATCCAATCCAATATTAGTTATTATCACACATGCGCGCGGATTATCTACTAATAAATTGAATTGGAAAGTAATGAATACAATGAAGTCAGTGTCTGATAGTGAAGCAGTTTGTTGGAGTAGCCGGTCAACAGTAGACTCGATATCTAATGTCGAACCGACTACACCAGCAAGTAAAGTCTTAAGAAACTGGCGTCGGTTCATCCTTTTTCAAAATCTTTATCTTGATAGCTCGAAAACCTTTGTCCTGAACTTCGACAGGAGTGAATTCACATTGCATTCCATTCTTCAAGTCCTGAAATTTGAGAGTATCCTGTTTTAAACTTGTCCAATGAAAAAAGATTCGAGTGAATTTGATTTCTTTGGATGAAATGAATCCCCACCCATCCTCAGAAATCTTAATAATCTTACCAATGACTCGTTTGTCAGTTGGCTTTACTGGGGAGTTATCTCCTTGTTCAGTGGGTTCTTCCCCCTTACCGAGCAGTTGCTTGAATGTGTCGTTCAGTCCCATGCTAGTCACCTACACTTCATCAAAAAGAGTTAATGTATTGGAGTATACTGCCTGATACTCTTTTTAACGGGCAGTTAGTTTACTTACTACTCTTGCGTTTATTGCCCCACTTTTGGGCCATAGTCTCAGCATGTTTCTTTCGCTGAGCTTTACTCCACTTGCGAGTTTTGGGCTTCGGTTCAGACTTAATAGGTTTAGGACTCAGATTCTCAATTAACTTCTGAAGTCCCAAATCAATTAACTGAAGTTCTTGTTTACGACTTAGTTTTAGCATTTCGCTTTTTCCTTTGTAAATATTTCGGCCGTCTAAAACCGAAATAGTCAATAATAATTTCTTCCATGACCCAAGACATGCTCTTATTCTCACGTTTGGCAATGAGTCTCAGACCGTCCTTAATTTCAGGCGGAAGTCCATGCCCAAAAGATTCCCTAGAATCTCCATTTGCCAAGCGCGGGGCAATGATTCTTGTTTTATGCAACACAGTTTTCTCCTAGTGATGAAAGGCAGGGAGAGTATGATTATACGGCTACTATGAGCTACGTTCATACTCTCCCCTAGCACCAAGTAAGGTTCCCGCCCACTCTCGGCATTACGAATTGTGAATCCACGTGAGAAGCGATTCACAATATGTATTTGTGCCCCTACCCGATGTGTCTCGTGATTACCCAATATTGGCTGTTTAGTATTATCGTCCCAAACAGTTGCCCAAAAAGGACTACTCTGTTACTTTACCCTAACAGATAATGGGCGTAGTTCATCTAGCTAGAATGACTACTATTCGTCGATAGTTGGTTCTTCGACTTCATCGATGTCACTATCATCGTCGCCGTCGTCATCATCTTCGACTTCATCGATGTCACTCTCTTCGATAGCTTTAGTCTTAGATTCTTCATCCATATCGATTACTTCATCAGCATCTTCACTCATTAGAATTCTCCTAGTTAACTGACAGTTTATTGATAAGTATTTGGGATATTTAACGTCGGTTGCGTTACCGCTTCCACTTATTTATCTTTCGCCTTATGACGATTAATAAAATTGACTTATTCGTGGATATCCCAAAATGAACTAGACTACCGCTGTAACTTCGGAACGAACAGGACGATACTTGTGATTGACGCGATTTATCATGCGTCCCTGGTAAGTATCGTTTTCGACGTAGATGTCCAGTTCACGGCTCTCAGCCGATTTGAGGTCAAACCTCGTATCAGCCTTCACCTCAACACCAAAAGCCTGAAGGAATCCGACGGCAAAGCCTATGGCTTTACTGTTAAAATTCCAATCAATAGGAACATCTTTGAACTCTGTGTCGCCGTTATCAGCATTGAAAAGAATAGTTCCCTCAGTAGGATAGTTGGTGGATGGCCCCTTCTCAGATGCCTTTGCGGGAGCTTCACCCACACTTTCAATTCTGACCCGATACCACGCGGGGGTAACAACCTTACCGCGAAGTAGGTCACGATTACTAAAACTAACTACTGGCATAGTTCTCTCCTAGGTTTTGGTGAATGGTGTGACGTTGGTTGTTGGTGGCGGTGTATCAACAATTCGCATTACTGGCTTTTCAGCCTTCAATTTGTCAATTCCCGGTTTAATGAATTTCTCATAGAGAGGCTCGTTGTTAAACATAATCTCTCTAGCGAGTGGTAATGAAGTGCGAGCGTAGTCATTACCAGTATGAACCGTGAAAAGACCGTATTCACCTTCCTGTTCTGCTTCAAAGCGTGGCTTAATGTTGAAGTGATATACCTCAGTCATATAAGACGCGAGTTTAGCTGAAATCTTTTCTGCACCTGTAACGATGATGCGACTGTGATGTGTTAATTTATTAGCGTCATTATCTTTTCTAGCTCCAAGAACATGGGCGATGATAATGACATGAATCTTATGATATTTGTGAATATCTTTCAGTTGAGCAATCATCTCTTGAAAGGCTGAACTTTCAGCATTAAACTCTTCTAATCCACTTACAGGAATCCCACCAATAGTCTTACCACCGTCACCGGAAGTCCTTTTGGCTTTCTTAACTTGTGATGTCATAGCATCGCCCATTGAAGTGGCACTATCTATGATAATAGTCTTATATTTACAATTAACCTTAAGTGATTCGAGCTTTGCTTGTGGCTTACTCCAGTCAACATAGTCATCATATTCTATTAATCTGTTATCTATACCCCATCGTTTAGATGGAAGAACCATAGATTCCATTTTCTGGTCTGTCGATACCCAATATTGTGGAGTTGGGTAGGATAAAGCACATGTACTCTTGCGAGTTCCCGGCTCACCTTTAAACATTGTAAAGAGTGCGTCTAGATTAACTGTGTCGAGTGTTGGCATTTTGAATAGCCTTTATCGCCATTGAAACAATGAGTGACGGAAGTTCCTTCTTATCATACCATTCGTTGAAACATTTATGTGAACAGAATGCAGAAGGTTCATCATGTAATTTTTCACAGTTACTACACTTATGCGCGGCTATCCATTCGAGGCTCATAAAGAGTTTCCTTTCTTCATAATCATTATATAATTTTTGAAAGAAATTCAGAAATCGTTGTAATTTCATTTGATTTCTTTCTTTTAATACAGGATATGCAATGTGGTCTACTCAATTGCATAGATTCCTTATTAAGAATCATAGACTCACCACAACGATTACACTCACACAGCTTTCCCTCGGCGAGATTCAATGGGACGTAATGATAGCACGCAGGTTTCATGCACTTCAATACAATGAAAGGTTCCGTCCCTTTTTTACGTGCGAGGTCTACCTTTCTGTATCGATGCAAATGGTTAGCGACTCTTTTTCCCATTGTCCTTTCCTTTGATGATGTTGAAGATTTTGATTTCTTGAGCGATAGTCAGTATCATTTCTTAGTTACTCCAGTGAGAATAGTTTCCGAACTCATTATGTAGAATGGGAGAGCTTTATCCTGAAGATGTTTCAGTTGATAAGTTGTAATCCCATTCATCATTAACTGCTTAATTAATTCTGTGAAGTCCACAGGATTAACAAATTGGGGATTGTAACAAAGGATTACGAACTTATTCACCATCTTATTCTCCACTAAAAACTACGGTCCTTACAACACGCACAATACGGAGCGGGTAGGATTCACCACTCTTTTCTTTGACATAGTGTAGCGCGTCGTTATGAAGATTTTCCTTGTGGACTACGACCCACTGTTTTCCGAACTTCGCCTGTATTTCGTATAGTTTTGACATTAGTTCTTAGCTTTAGAGGGATAAAGATGTGCAGATACTCTATTAGCTCTCATGCTACGAGCCATATAGTATATTCTTGCATAACCATCTTTATCTAAAAAACCAGTTAAAAGCCAACATCCAGTTTTTTCATTTATTATGGTTCGCTTTCATAATAAAGTTAAAATATTAGATTGCTTCGTCATCGTCGTCGTTCGTAGGATTCCATGGTGGACCTACGAAAAAGAGTTTCTTGATTTCTTCTTCTCTCATGGCAGGGTCAGACTCACATACCTTGAGGAATGCACACTTACCGAATTTAGTTTCACAATTCGAGAAGTTAGGTGGAAAATGTCCAGTCTCCGCATACATAAGAAGTAACTTACCGTAGTATGGGAGAGTCTCAGACTGCCACTCCAATAAGCGCGAAGCTGAATAATTTACCATTGGTCTCTTAAACTTTTCTTCCGGCTTAAGAGTTTTCTGGAAGCCTATTTTATTGATTATGACAGAACGAGTTTTCATCAGAATACACTGACCGATGAATTGATTGTTCATCGATATAGTATCCCGATTCTGTTTCATAGTTTTGTGGTCTTCGGGAAAGATTCCTTGATTGGTATCCACAGTTAAATCAAGTTTAGCTTTCCAGAGGATACGAATTTCATCATCCTCGTATAATACAGAACCCCTGACAACTTCTACTTCAAGTGGCACCCAATGGTCATTACGATAGAAGATAAAATATTGGTCACAGGTATCAAGAACCCAATGCCAACCTATCTTGTAACCCTCCGATTCCTTCGGAGTGTTGCGAACACCAGGATAATCGTTTACTTTATGACCACATGTCGGTTTGGGTATTTCAGGTGTTGATATGAAATCAGAACAATACTTACAACCCTGTATGTATAGTTCAGCGGCAGTAAGTGCGAATTGATGTGCTTGGTCCTTCTTCAATCCTTGAATGATTAGTGTATTATATACCTCAAGGTATTTATGAACTATCGACCCACACTCTAACGAATTCGATTTGCCCCCAATTGATTGGAGATTATGATTAAATCGAAAATCTGTGAGACGGGGACAGCCCATTATCGAACTGAATACCGTAGCATCCAGAATGATATTCTTCTTGCCGCCCATTGGAATGTCAATTACTTCCGATAGTAGAGTCTCGCTTATTGTGCGTTCATCTGGTTGCATTTTTATTCCTCATTATTGTTCATAAAATTTAGTTCCCTTTGGAAAATATATTGATTTGATTCTATATTCCATTATTGGTAGAATATATTTTAATTCAATAATTTCACCTTCATGAACTAATTCACTAATTGCATTCTCATAGTTATCCGT